AAGTCGTTGGCAATTAGTTGAAGGTCAAGATACATGGGTATTAATAGACAACACAGACCAAACAAGTGAAGCAGGTATATTATTTGCTGATGCACGTTGGGCAAATTTAGGTTCAGTTGATCCTGTGAGTGATCCGTTAACAAGTATCACTACTTTATTAACAAGTAATTACTTAGATTTAGATGCACCTGATCCAACACTATTCCCGCAAGGCATGTTGTTATTCAACACACGCCGTTCAGGTTATAATGTTAAACAGTTTAGAACAAACTATTTTACATCTGCAAATTATCCAGACCAAACATTACCAACGTACTCATATACATGGGTAAGTGCTAGTGGGTTACAAGCAAATGGTGCGGCTTATATGGGTCGCAAAGCACAGCGTAATATGGTTGTACAAGCATTGAAGGCAGCAATAGGTACAAATCAAAGTATCCGAGAAGAAGATACATTCTTCAATTTAATTACATGCCCTAATTACCCTGAATTACAACCTGATATGGTTACATTAAATAATGACCGCAATAATACTGCGTATATTATCGGTGATACACCATTGCGTTTACCAGATCAAGCCACTGATATTATTAATTGGGCTAACAACACGGCAAATGCAACAGGAACTGGTGAAGCTGGTTGGGTAACACGTGATACATACTTAGGGGTGTTCTATCCAAGTGGTATTACAACTGATTTAACTGGATCAGAAGTTGTTGTTCCTGCAAGTCATATGATGTTGCGTACATTATTGAAGAATGATAGTATAGCTTATCCTTGGTTAGCACCAGCAGGTACACGTAGAGGTATTATTGACAATGCTACAAACATTGGCTATTTAGATGCCGCTACAGGTGAATTTGTAGTAATTAAAAATAGAATGAGTATTCGTGATGTATTATATACAAATCAAATTAATCCATTAGCATTCTTTACAGGTGTGGGCTTGTTGAATTATGGTAATAAAAACTCATTTGATAGTCAATCAGCACTGGATCGTATTAACGTTGCTCGTTTAGTTTGTTATATTCGTGAACGTTTACAAGTTGCGGCTCGTCCGTTCGTATTCGAACCAAATGATTCAGTAACTCGTAATGAAATTGCAGGTGTCGTTCAATCCTTGTTTATTGACTTAGTTTCTAAACGTGGTTTGTATGATTACTTAGTAGTGTGTGATGAAAGTAACAACACACCAGCTCGTATTGATAGAAATGAACTATGGATTGACGTTGCAATTGAACCAGTTAAGGCTGCTGAATTCATCTATATCCCGGTTCGTGTATTAAATACCGGTGAAATAGCGGGATTATAAAAGTATAATTAATGGCCCAAACGGGCCATTAATTAAGATAAATAATATATAGGAGAAATAACATGGCAACAGCCTCACAATCACTGTTTAATATGACCGTAGCGGCAGACAATGCAACTAACGCACAGGGTCTATTGATGCCAAAACTACAATATCGTTTCAGAGCATTGTTCTTAAACTTTGGTGTCGGTGGTGCAACAACAGAAATGACAAAACAAGTAATGGATATAACTCGCCCATCAGTAAATTTTGATGAAGTTACATTAGACGTTTATAACAGTAGAGTATATCTTGCTGGTAAACATGCATGGTCAGAAACTACAGTCAATCTACGTGATGATGCACAGGGAAATATATCAAAATTAGTTGGTCAACAATTACAGAAACAAATGGACTTTGTTGAACAAGCATCTGCGGCAACTGGTCAAGACTATAAATTTCAAATTAATTATGAAGTGTTAGACGGCGGCAATGGTATACTTACACCTAACGTTTTAGAAACATGGGAATTATATGGTTGCTTTATCAAATCGGCAAACTATAATAACATGGATTATAAATCAAGTGACCCAGTATCTATTCAGTTAACTGTACGTTTTGACAACGCAATTCAATCTCCGTTGACTTCTGGTGTTGGTACAAATGTAGGTCGTGCATTTGGTTCAGGTGGAGTTACTGGTATTGGCGGTTAATTAAAAAATGGGTTTCATACAGAATTTACTACAAGACGCAGTAAAAACAGTTAAAACCGAAGGCACCAATGCAATACAGGCTTTCTTTGGTACAGAATACTTGCGTGATTATACTCACGCAAGTAAAACCTTTAGAACAAATTCATATCAATATTCACCCAAGTTTAAATTTTTATTTCATGTTTACTTTGATATAAACAAAGAATATATAAGTGCTGTACAAAGTTTTCCCGAAGATTCTAATTTTGGATTAACAGTAAAAAACATACAACTACCCAAATATACGTTTGACACTACAATTATGAATCAGTACAACCGCAAACGTGTTGTACAAACTAAAATTAATTATGATCCTGTAAATATAAGTTTCCATGATGATAACGGAAATTTATTACGTAGATTATGGTATACATATTATACATATTATTACAAAGACGCTACACAAAGTGAGCCATTCGGTGAGAATCGTCAAGATTCTCATGCTAGAAAATTTGATATGAACCGTCGTAACATATATGATCCTGACATGGGCGGAAATGATGACTGGGGTTACATAGGAGAATCTTCAGGAGATCAAAAAACACCCATTGCAGCCAGCTTGGGAATAAGCAAAGCACCCTTTTTCAAAGCTATCAACATTTATGGATTTAATCAACACAATTTTGTTTTATACAGACTTATTAATCCAATGATTGAAAATTTTAGCCATGACACATACGATTATAGTCAAGGTAATGGTGTAATGGAAAATCAAATGACTTTACAGTATGAAACTGTAAAATATTATGAAGGCGCTATCGATGGTAGATCACCTGATGCAATTGTTAAAGGATTCGGAAGTGATGCAACATATGACCGTACGTTAAGTCCTATTGCAAGACCAGGATCGCAAGCTACTATATTAGGACAAGGTGGTTTAGTTGATGCCGCCGGCGGCATACTGGAAGATTTAGAAAGTGGTAATTTTAGAGGTGCGATACAAAAAGCTGGTGCATCATACAATACATTTAAAAATCCACAAACATTATTGAATGCAGCCAGGTCTGAGATAACAGGTATAGCTAATGATGCTATTACTAATAGACCTAATAGTTCTGCTAGATCCTATTTTCCAACATTTGGTTCTAGTTCAACAAATAAAAATACGTCAACAACAAAGAACGGCGCTAATACCGGTGCAACACAGCCAAAAACTCCGACTTTTTTATAAAAGATTAAATAATTATTTAAGGAATACGTATGGCTAGGATTATTGACTCACCACGAACTAACCTGGATAAGACTGTAAGAGTATTTGACCAATTCTATAATATAGATTTAGTTATTGACTCTAACCAATGGGATATTGTTTATAGCTATTGGTATGAAAAATCTCAAAGCACAAATATAGCAGAAAATTTTTCAACTATTATTTTTAGATTATCCTCAGTTACCGGAGACAATGCTTTAGATATATTAGACTATGTTAAAGGTAGTACTGCTACCGAAACAAATGCGTTACTTGCTTTTTATTTAAATAGTTCTAAAAGTAAAACAACATTGTATGGAGTGACAAATATACCTCAACCAAATATACTAATACAACGCAATATTGTTACATAATGTCTAAATTCGCACAAGGTAAATTTATTCCAACTAATCCAAAAAAGTACGTAGGTAGAACAGTGCCTACATATCGTAGTGGATGGGAATTTACTTTTATGCAATTTTGTGATAAAAATGAACATGTGCTTCAATGGGCTAGTGAGCCAGTAAGAATACCTTATCGTAACCCGTTGACAGGTAAAAACACAAACTATGTACCTGATTTTTTAATTGTTTATCAAAATAGACTAGGTAAACAAATTGCTGAAATGATTGAGATAAAACCCAAAAAACAAAGTCTTATAGAAAGCAGAGTTGCTAGTGTTAGGGATAGAGCAATAGTAGCAGTAAATCACGCAAAATGGGGTGCCGCAATGGCTTGGTGCAAACAATCTGGAATTACTTTTCGTGTAGTAACAGAAAATGACCTTTTCTATCAGGGCAAAAAGAAGTAATAAATACTGCTATTACGGAAAATAGCATGACTAAAAAACTCTCAGAACTGTTTGATTTGCCAGTAGATGATTCTACTCAAAATGAATCCGTTGTGGAACAAGTACAAGCTGAAATAGTAACACAAGAAGCATATAACACTTTAGAAAAAATTGAAATTGCGTTACCCCAAGTCAGGGGCTTAGAAGCTAGTGATACAGAGATGGATGAACTAGCAAGTTTAGCAACTAGTAGTTACAAAGAATTAATGGATTTGGGTATGCAAGTGGATAGTCGTTTTGCTAGTGAAATATTCAATAGTGCTAGTAGCATGTTAGGACATGCTATCACTGCTAAAACAGCAAAGATTAACAAGAAGTTAAAAATGCTTGATTTGCAACTTAAAAAAGCACAATTAGACCAAAAGATTAACAGTAAAACTGAAGAAATTGAATCTACCCCTTTGGGTGAAGGTAGTTTATTAGACCGTAACGAACTACTAAAAACTATCTTGGCAAACAAAAAATCAGATTAAAGATAAATATTACATAGGAATAACAAAATGAAAAGCCTTCGTCACTACCTAACAGAATCTGTCAGAACATATCGTTACACGATTAAGATCGCAGGTGACTGTGATAAAAATTTCTTAGATATGTTCAAACATAACCTATCTAAATTTGATCCAGTTAAAATAGATGATCCAAAAACTACACCTATTCAGAAAGATCCATATGGATTTCCTGAATTAGAAAATCAGTCTATCACTATTATTAAATCAGAATTCAGATATCCAGCAACAGAGCCAATGATTCAGCAACTAGCACAAATGCTAGGATGTCAAATCAATCGTGTCAGAGTAGTTACAACTGATTATGATGAGAGCATCAATAGTGAAGCAGAAGGCTATGCGAATGAAATGAAAGATGAACCATTATTGTTAAAAACAGAGTTAGAAGATAATGGTAAAGAAGCAAGCAAAGAATACGCAAATCAATACTTAGACAAAGTTATGCCTAAGAAACCAAGTATTGATATCCCTTTTGACGGTAAGAAAACTCCAATAGCTCCTAACAAGAGTAAAGAAGGTATCAATACGATGAGTCCTATGAGTAAAATAAATCGTCCACAAAAACCAGCTACAGGAGCTAGTGCATCAAAATGATTGATTTCAATACAAGCCAACTGACGTGGATTGTAATCGGTGCTTGCAGTGTAGGCGGCACAGGGTACATGACGATGAACGATAATGTCATGAGCATTGACACAAAAGTCCAAGTCACACAACAAAAAGTAATGGATGTGGATAATAAAGTTGCTGAGTTACAAAAACAACTTACACGAATGGAAGATAAATTAGATAAACGAGGATCACGATAATGGATTTCAGAAACATATTACACTCATTAAACTCACTCTCAGAAGGTGATGTGTCACATAAAGCAGGCCCCGGTGGCTATGGTAATCGTCATGGTTCAGAAACTGTTACTGACCAATATGGTAAGAAAGTTGGTAAAGTAAGTTTAGCTAGTCTTGGTCCTAAAGATGATACACCTAAGAAACAAGGTCGTCCAAAAGATCCAGATAAGCCAAAGACAGGTGAAGATGATCCAAAGAATAAAAAAGTAGCTGACCTATTTGGTCGCACTACAGGTGATGTACCAACAGGTAAAAAAGGTACAGAACACGGTCTTTCTGCTAACGAGAAAGAAAAAAAGAAAGCTGAAAAGAAAGCTGAAAAGAAAAGTCTAAAAGAATTTATTGAAGATGTTGAAACAAATCAACAATTAGATGAAGCTGACCAAGTAACAATTGCACCTGCACAACAAAATACACAAGTTATCAAACAAGGTGACAAAGTATTAGGTTCTGTAGCAAATCCACAATTGGCAGCACAAATTAAAAGTGCTATTGGTCAAGGTCAAATGTCATTGAATCCTAATGACCAAGAAATGGCTGAAGGCTCAGTCGAAGAATCAGGATTACAAGCATACTTGGGTAACAAGAAGTATGGTAAAGATGGTATGAATGCATTACGCAGAGCTGGACAAAATAACGCCAGTGAAAAGAAAATGCAAAATATTCGTGCCAAATATAGTAGTAAAGAAGACATGGTAGCAGAAAGCATTCAATTGACTGAAGGTGAATTGAAACAAACAATGTTAAAGTTTTTTGACGAATTGTCAA